CAAAAAAAGGGGCATAAAACCCCTTTCTTTATCTATTTAGAGTAACGATTAAGTTCCTACAGTAATAGTTAAGTTAGCTTCATCAGTTAATCCATCGAATGGATATTTAGCTGTAGCAGCACCTGCACTAGCAGGAAGCTGTATTAAAGCGTTCTTTTCTTCTGCACCCCATTCTATTGTGTATCCACTCATATCTCCTTTAGCAGTTCCTGTTACTACTGTGCCACCAGTTACATAACAACCACCGTCTATTCCTAATAAATAAACATTGTCGTTAGCATCTTGAACAAAGATTTGACTTCTTGAATAAGCCATAAGTCTTAATTCATTAGTCATATCGTGGTCTATTTTTTGTAAAACTACAGAAAGTGTTTGCTCAAAGAAAGTAGTACCATTAGCATTATCAGAATTTATATTAACCGTAAGACTAGAAAGATTCTGTACTAAATCATATTTAAAGACTTCAACCGTACCACCGCAACAAGACCAAGTAGCAAAACCTGCTGTTGTCATTTCAGTAGTATTGATTGTAGCCACAGCAGAAACATTGTTGCTGTATGATTTAGCAATATAAATAGCTTTTAAACCACCTATACTATCTTTGCAATCTATCAATCGTCCTCTTGTTATATCACAAGCCATATTATTATATTATTAAAAGGTTAATAAAAGGGGAGTCTATTACAACTCCCCATTTAAAATATCTATTAAGTCCAAACAGTTGAACCGTAAACACCATCTGCTGCTACAGCAACTTGCACTCCTAATGCAAAGTTCATTACAATTCTTACATTATCAGAACCATCAAATTGGTAAGTTGGTATAACTCTTGCCTCTGTCCAATCAGTAGCTAGGTTAGTTCCAAATACTAAGTTCTCTTTGTAAGTTGCAACAATAACGTCATTAAACATTCCAGGACATACGTAAATTGGGAATCCAAAGTATGTAATGCCTTCAAATGATTGTGCTACACCTAAACTGTTAATACCTTGATTAGAACCTGCGTTAGCTAGTGCTTGGATTAAGAAAGCATAAGTTTTAGCATTCATATAGAAACCAAAACCTGGCTTAGAAGTCAAACCTGCAATACCAACTGCTGCATCATATACTGAAGCCATATCAGTTAAGATGTCAGAAGCAGCTAGAGCATTTGCAAAATCCACTTCTGTAAAATCTTTTAGTTGACTTGCATCTGCACCTGCCTCATCTTGTGTTCCATCATTAGACAAGAAACCTGTTCCAAATGGAGAAGAACCTTTCCAAATCATATTTTCTATATGCGCACCTGCTTTTCCTGCAACTGCTGATAATAAAAAGTCTTCGAATGTTCCTGGTAAGTTTCCATTTCTATCCATATTTTCGCCAATCCAAGTAGGAAAAATTGTTCCTCTACAAATTTCTTCATTTACTTTCATATCAGTAAGCGTTAAAACTTGTTCAGTTAATGATGTATCATTACCTGATGAAAAAGCACAAGCAGCAGCTACTACAGGATCAGAAACTCCTAAGTTAGATATTACTGCTTTACTATTTAAACCGTCTATTTGTCTTACATATCCTTTTGCAATCGTGTCAGGAGATTTGACTGCAGCAGTCACATAAGGCAAAGCTAATTTACCTGCATAGGTGTTATCAGTTACGGTAATATCAAACTGATAATCTTTACTTAAATTATATTTATTATTTGCCATTTTTAAAATTATTTATTGTTAATGTAATATGCTGCCCTCTCTTTAGTAGACAGTTTCTTTAAATCAATAGTAGAGTTAAAATGTGTTCCTTCAGGATTGTATGAAATACCTTCCGTAGCAGGTTCGCCACTTAATTCTACTATCTTACCTTTAAGTTCTTCTATTTGTGTCATAAGTTCCCCCATAACTTCTGAACTCATTTCTGTTTTATCTTCAGATTCTTCAGATGTTTTTTCTTCAGATTCTTCTTTAGATAATTCAGCAGATGCTTCTTCTTTATCAGCTTTCAAATCAGCTACAGCATCCTCTAAATTTTTAATTCTAATTTCCATTCCTTTCCAGTCAGCGACATCAGCTTCTTCAGCTAATTCTTCTTCTTTAGATTCCTCAGCTACTTCTTCAGAAAGTTCTTCCTCAGATGCTTCAACATCTTCAGCTTCTTTTTCTTCTCCCAAGTCAAGGATTTCAGATTTATCTCCGATTGTCATTTTGTTGCCATTTTCCATAGTGTAGCTACCTGCTTCTAACGCAGATGCTTCGCCATCATCTCCAACAGCAAATACTTTAGAGCCAATCATAAATTGCTCATCTTCTGTAGCAATAATACGACCATCGTCTAATTTCATTTCAGCGTACATTTTTACGCTATAAGATTTTGGTTCATTTTTCATTTTTAAGATATTTAAGATTTTTTCTATTGTTCCCATAACATTAATAAATATAAAGGTGTTTAAATTGTTTATTTCTTTAGCGTTTTACTGTCCTATTTTTGATAGCTGCACAGACCTTAGCAGCAGTTTCTTTATTGCCGTATTGTTTAATTTGATCTCTCATACAATCATCCCAAGAATACTTTAGCATAGCTTTTTTCTTAGCATAAGCAACATATTCTAGCATCTTGTATTTTCTTTTGCGTTTCTTTTTTCCTGTTTCAGAATGTTCTTCTCTCATTGTAGCGTTAGCGTGAGTATCACAAGGCATCCATAATTTAATACCATCAACAATGTGAGCATGGCTACCTGAACAGCTCTTAAACATTTCAGCATATAGTTCTGCTTCTTCTTTTGTTCTAAATAATGGTTCGCCATCTAAAGCACCTACAGGTCTTAATTCATTCTGTAGAATAATGTCTTTTATTTTACCTAACATAACTTCATCAGGACAATCTTCACAAACCTCGTCTAGTATATCTATCTCTTTAGATGCTTCTATTAGTTTGTCTGTAAAATACCCCTCTATACTAAATCCTCTAACTTCTTTATTCTTAATAGCTTCCCATATTTCAGGATTGTTTTCAGCACTTACTTGAACAAACCAAGTACCAACAGGTAAACTAGAAAAACCATACATATTAGATTTGTCATATTTCTTATCTTCTTTAATCCACGATTCTACGACAGTTAAACCTTGCACAGGTTCTTTGTGTTCAAGCGTGTGATTATTGTTGTTTAAACTAGACATAAATAGCTTCTGTGCTTGTTTAATAGTTTCCTTAGTAAAGAATACGTCATATTCTTCATTAGTATCTTTGTCTAATCTAGGAATCTTTTTGTCAGGTATTAAAATTGCTCCTACTAATTGCTTTTTCTCTTCATCTACTTTAGCAAGTGATAAAAAGTCATTATTGAAGAATACAAAGTTTTCTTCTATTGCAGGAAATTTAACAACTGAAATAGCATCTACGCCAAACATATCTGCTGCTTCGTCTATAATGAGTTCTATAAGTTTTTTCTTTTTCTTTGCCATAATACTAATAAATATAAATTGTTCTTTTTTGTTTATAATGTTGCCTGTATTTCTAGTTCTTCTTGTAATGCTTGTGCATTAGAAATATCACTTTCTATTACATACGCTTGGGCAGGTTGTGTTCCACCTAATGTAGGTTGTTGTATAGCTTCCATATTAGGCGTTAAAGGTCCTATTCCCTGTGAAGCATTAGGAATACTTGGCTCTGGTGCTCCACCACCACCACCACCATCTGCTCCAGGCAGTTTAGTAGCTAGTATTTGTTTTACATTAGCCATACCTGCTGCTACTGCACCTACTGCTGCTATTGGTCCGAATATAGGTCCTGCTCCAACAGGGGGTGGTGCTAATGCTGCTGTAGCTGCACTATAGGTATTAATTAATGCTTGACCTACCGCCAATCCTTTGGCTGCTTTAGATTCTTCTCCTAGTAAAGATCCGATATCTCCCATAGCACTAGAAACAATATCCCTACGAGTATTGTTTAAATGTCTTTCTATTTTTATTCTATTTTCTGCTCCTGTGCTTTCTGTCTTTGTTAATTCATCTTGTGTTTTTTTAGCACCTGCCAACATCTCCTTGTTTGTGTTGTCAGTTATTTCTAGTTTGGTTACTGCGGTTTTTTTCAGAACGATTGGCTCGTCTTTAATAGCTGCTATATTTTCAGCTCTAAGTGCAGTTTCATTTATTAATTGTTCAGAACGCTGTCCTGTAATTCTTTCTTCTAAATCTGCTACTTCTGTTTGAGCATTAATTAAAGCAACTTGTAAATCTATATTGTCTTTATTTTTTGCTAATTCTTTTTCTGCTAACTCAACTTTTTTATCAGCTAACTTCTTTTCTTCTGCAAATTGTTTATTTAAAATACGCCCTAGTTTTTCATTTGCTGCTATACGTTCTGCAAATGTTAAGCTAGTATCATCCCTTAACTGCCTTTGTATTTCTGCGTCTTTTTGGTATGTTAATTGTAATTTTCTTTGTTGTGCTTCTGCTAATTTTACCTCGTTCCTAAGTTCTACTATTTCTTTTGCTAATCGCCTATTTCTTTGTATAGCTGTTTCTGTTTGCTCATTATTTTCTTCGTATGAACTTGTTAATCCATCTAAATCTTTTTTGAAAAATTTAGTTATGCCACTTCCTACTTTGGTAAAAAAATCAACAACTTTCTGACCTTTATCTACTATTGTATTAATTATTTCTTGAGCAGTTATGCTAATAGTTTCTAGTACAACATTTACACTATCCATTACTTTTTGGTTTTTAGATAGTGCTTGTTGTAATGCTACAAAAGCTGACACTACTAAACCTATTCCCATAGCTTTAAACGATAAACCAACCCCTTTAACAGCTGTGTCTAATATGTTAAATCCTTTTGATGAATTTTCAGCATTAGACCCTATTTCTTTTGCACTACCTGCAACTGCTTTAGTTTCAGATTTTAAATTTTTTAATACAGTTTGAGCTTTACTTCCATCTATTTCTATAGGAGTAGTTCTTCGCAGTTCTGCATACGTTATATCTGTTTCTGAACGTACTTTTTTTAAACCTGTTACCGCATCTGATACATCTACTTGTAATTTTACTGTTTTTTCTACCGCCATAGTAATCTTATTAATTGTTTAAACATTCTTCTAAAACTTGTGTGGTATTCTTCTATACCATAAGCAAAATCTAATTCTTTGTCAGTATATTCTACTAGCTGAATATGATCTATAGTAGGTATTACTAATTTTGCCATTGATTCTATATACTTTTTTAATTCCATAACATATCATCTCCATTTTGAAATAATATATTATCTCCATTTTGGAATAAAGCATAATCTCCTGCTGTAACATAAGCAGTTTCCATATTATAAACTCTATTAACATTAACCTCAGTAGTTAATTGCCAAATTCTTATAGTATTAGATTGACTATCATCTAATCCAAAAGACAATAAATTATTTGTATTAATAATATAAAGAGAACAGGTTGATGCACCTGATTCTTTTAGTGTAAATTCTTCGTTACCACCTGCTAACCCTATTTGCGTTATAATACCACCTACATTTTTAAATGCTGTATAATAACTAAACGCCTCAGTATTGCCAATAGGATGTGTTACACTTGAACCCCCTACTACTGTAGATATACCATTCACTCTAACCATCATATTAGTATTAATAGGTACAGTTAGTTTTGGCTCATTATCATCTCCTTGAATATAAGCATAACCTCTTGTAGTTCCTATTGTGTGTCCTGTTAGAACTACTCTGTGGCTTTCTCCATCTAATTGAGGCAAAGATGTTTTGTTACTATTGTATTTAACTATAATATCATTTCCTATAGGTGCTAATATAGGTGTGCTGTATTTAGTGTTATATTGACCTGTTATAATTGGTTTATTCAATCCGTTTATTTTTCCTGAATAAAGCTTTTTAGTTTGTGTGCCACTAAATAAAGAGCGATTGTTAAATATATTAGCTAATTGTATAGGTAAACTTCCTGTATTAGCCAAACAAGGATATAAACCACTAGCAGCAAGATAAGAATTACCTATCATAGGTGTTCCACCAAAACACTCGCAACATTCTTGACTTACAAATAAATTGTTTAATGTAAGAAAATTGGGCGTACATCCTGGTGAGTTTGAATCACACCAAAGATAGAATGGTCCTATTGTATTGCTTCCGTTATAAGTAGCTAAAACTTGGTCGCAATCATTACACGTACCATCATAAGTTTCATCTACTTTTAATAGTTTAACTTTTGTAGATGCTTTACCACCTACTTGATAATTAGATATACTTAGAATACGCCAATAAGAATCTTTTATAAATATCTCATCATTAAATCTAAAGTTAAATATATCTACTTCATTAAGATTTAAATGGCATTCCATTATCCGAGCATCTGTATTATATATTCCATTTAGATACTGCGACCAATATAGATAGTATAAACTATTAGTTGTTATAGTAGATTGAGGTGTATAGTTAAATACAGTAAGTTGTCCACAAACAGGAGGGTTTTGATTCCAATATAATGACTTAGTAGTATTGGTTATAGTAGATATTCCTGCTGCATTTGGCGTTAATTCAAAGGGAGAACATAAAGGGTATTTGTCAAAAGCATGGGCTGTAATAGCTCCTGTTCCTGAGTTTACGCTGTGCATATAATAATTAGAAAGAACACCGTCTAAAGTTGTAGGCACACCACAATAATAGAATAGCTTTGGTTTAGTGGCTTCTAATACATCTTCATATCCTGTATTAGTTTGCTTGTATGTATATTCATACTGCACAGCCATATTTGCTATTAGAGTAGGAGCATTTTCGTTATTATTAACAAATACTTTCTCATTAATATAAGGAGAAAATAAAGGATCGTTTTTCATTTCGCCACTAGCAAATTGGTTAAGAGTTTCCCTAATATCTACTTTACCATAGACATTATAATCAGGCATTTCTTCAGCAATAGATTTATTTAATAAATCTTTATCTTCTAAATCTGTGAATAGTACCTTTTGTTTTTGTAATGAGGTAGTGTCTTTTACTACTATTTCTTTATCTAAATCTAATTTGTCTGTAAAATCTTTTAGTTGCCCACCTGATAAATAGTCGTTGTACGGCTCTATAATGATGTTAGAAGCATCATCAGGGTCTGCCATAATAACAAGGTTAAATCTCTGTATAAGTTCTTTCAAAAATGCTTTTTGTGTTATTGAATCATCTATACCTCCAGGAACATCTACAGTTTGTCCATATATATTACTAGCATATCCTACCCAACTTACAGTAATTTCATTATACATATTACTGAAAAGATAGTTTGCTGCTGCACAAGTAGATGCTGCACCTGCTACATTATTTTCAGGTAAACATTTAGCAGCTCCTACTTTTATTGTTCCTGTTTGCCCTGACATAGTAGCGTAATATCTAGGACGTACTTGAATAAAACAAGATTCCCCAACATTTAATCCATTTAAATCTAATTCAAATTCTATTAAGAAATATCTTACAAAGCCAATAGATGCTCCACCATTATAATCATTTTGAATAGTAGTATAATTAAAAGCGTCTGAAGTTAGGTTTTTTAATAATTGAATTTCCCACAATATACCCTGCCCATTATCTAAGCAACCAATTCCTGCATAATCGCCTGTTTGTGGTACTACATTAGTTGTTTCAACTACAAATCTTACTTTAATACTATTCATATTAGCTGCTAACTTTGTAAACTTATTAGTAGTTGTATCCCAACAATCAGCACCATCATAAGGCGTAGTATAATTAGCAGCAGGTGTATCAGTATTAGCAGGTACAGTAGTCCATACAGTAGTATTATTACCACACTCTGCTATAGTTCTTCCTTGATTTAAAGTAAGATTATACGTTCCCCATTCTGCATCATTTCCAACACTCATATAACCATCTACAGAAGCAGCCGTCTGAACCTCTACACCATTAGGCAATCCAATATGTCCACAAGTAGTCATAAATAATCTACCAAAATAGTCAGTATCTATAAATGTAGAAGTATAAGTAAATCCTGCTCTAGCCATTATTAGCTTGAATAATGTTCTTAATTGAACAGCAGGTCTAAATTGTGTAATAGGAACAATATAATTACCTGCATCATCTCCACTTACATCACTCATTCCTAGATAAGTATTACTGCCATTATAATACGCTTTAGGCACAGTAAATGATAAAGGATACATTACTTTTTGAACATCAGCATCAGTATCTCTTAATGATACGCCTGAGGTATTTTGGAACGATGAACTTGAGCCATCCCAAGATGCACTTATATTAGTATTATTATATGTATGATTTAGCTCGTTACTATAAGTGCCATCTTCATTTTTAAATACATCTCTTAGTTTTTGGCTTCCTATAGCACTAAATAGATCTGCTGTGTTAGACATTAGCACAATCTCATACACTTGAGCTTTTAAAAATACTGCTTTTAATTGTATAAATCCTTCAAACTGTGGAACAGTACCTACATATAAAACAGCATTAAATTTTTTACTAGCACTAAATACTAAAGATGTTAGATTAACATTAAACCAATTCTGAAAGAACTCATTATTACTATCTGTAAATGGTAGTTTAAATGTTTGACTAAAACTAGCTTTTCTGGTTTCAGGTTCTTTAATATCACTAAATTGATAATTAAGCGATATACTAGGTGCTTCTTGTAGGTCTAATTGATAGGTACTATCAGACGTTGCACTTGTAGTTGCTTGTCTATATGCTACTAATCTTACATTCATTAGCTATTTGTATTTAGTGGATTTGCGTATTCTATATTTATAGTGTATCTAATCATTCTATCATTAGCTATTGTTTTTCTAACGTGGCTAGAATCGGTAATCATTACAGCTTCTGTATAATCTGTATCTGTATTTTCTATTATATAAACACTTGTAGACATTAATAGCTTTTCTAATAAATTACCATCTTGTTCACTAATCCAATCAGTATTAAGAGTTTCTTTTAAAACTGCTGTTGTCTGTCTAGTTGTTTTACCTCTTTGCGTATTGTTATATCTCCATTGGCTTTTATTAAAAGTCCCTAGCATTGTGCTATAGTTATTTCTTTGAACTTCTACAGTTTGTGTAGATTTCTTTTTAAAATTAAAATAATCATAGCCACCAACCGAATTACGCCAAGCTAATCTTCTTACTTTAAAACCCTTACAGCTTCCATCTTGTTTTATAAAATAATAATTTGCTGTTCTTGCTAAAGTAAATGCGTCAGTTCCTTTAACTACATAATATGCCCACCCTGCACTATTAGAAGGTTTAGCACCTGCAAACGCTGTTTGAGTTTCTAAGTTTCCAGGACCTGCACCAAAATACAATAACCTTTCTGCATCTGTATTAGTTTCAGTTGTAGGATCAGAGCCACCTGCTGCATTATTATTAATAAAAGCGTAAGATGTTCCTCCTATTAATGTTCCTGCACTATTATAATAAGATATACTAACCTTTGATATATTACTAGCAAAATTAGAATTGTCATTTAAAAAAGCAACTGTGTGATAGTCAGTTTCTTGTACATAATTAATATAACCTGTTATATTGTAATCTCCTGAGCTTGTTTCTAAATCACTTAAAAATCTATCAGTTGCACTATTGCCATTAAACACATCAAAATCAGTTCCTTGTATATATCCTGGTGCAGGAGATGTTACTGTACTTCTAGGTGTCATTAAAGGTAGTGATGCTTGTAAATAATATAAAGTGTCATTTATTGCTCCACCTGTAACTTCTGTAGGAGAAGCATTAGCTGCATCACTTTTTTCATAATATCCTTTAACATACAAAGCAATTATCTGTGTTTTGCCTGTTGAACTATCTCCATTTTGACTATAGATTTTAGTAGTTGTATTTGCTCCTACTTTATGAATTGTTCTAAATGGAACGCCTGTATCATTTTGGTCTATTACTGTATCTATTAATTGAGTATTAGCTATTTCTCTTAAATCAAAAAAAGCTCTAGCTTTATTATTAAATACATCATCACTATATCCGTTTCTTCTTTGCTTAATCTTTCCTAATAGTGTTCCTGTAGCATCTGTTAATCTAACCTCTAGTATTAATTTAAAATAAAAAAATGCAGCTATACTTGCATCATAAAAAAGCATATAGCCAATAGCAGGTGTCCAATTAGTAATAACAGGAACTTTAGAAGTTGCATTTACAGGTTCTTGTTCGAATGATAAACTCATATTCTAATCTTTTAATGTTTGCTCTAATGCTAAATCTATATCGTCAGCAAAAGATTTTACTATGTTGTCTGTTTGTTGTTTTAATTGTTGTGTAAATGGTTTAGTAAAAAACTGTGTTCTTTCAAGTCCTCTTTGAAATATAGAACGCTGTATTAAGAACGCTAAACTTTTTCTAGCTATAAATCTACCCGACTTATCTCTTGCTGCTTTTAGTGGTTTACTTACAATCCATTTATCTATAAACCTTCTAGGTGGCATTTTAGTAGAATACTTAAATGGACTGCCTTGTCCTCTTGCTCTACCTGAACCTTTAAATCCTCCTGCACCTCTTACACCTTCATCTACAAATTGCCAATAATCATCAGCACGTCCAAATTCAAATTCTAATGTAACCGAATCCTTAGATGCAGTTACTAAATAATCAAAATCATTATATAAAGTATTAGGACTTGTAGTTTTTTTCTTACGTTTAAGAATACCACGTCCTTCCTTAACGACATTGCCACCAAGTTTTTGTAATGATTGTATGGTATTTTTAAATTCCATTAAGTATTAGCTGATATCGGTGCAATACACAGATTGTTAGTATTATTTACTTGAACACTTAAATTAGCAGACCATCCTGTTAAAAGGTTATTGAAACGTGCTGTAAAAGGGTCTGCTGTAACAGGAAGATTTAATACTACTTCGCCATCAACCCAAGATGCAGTAACTAAGCTATGTTTAAATTCGTTTAAAACGTCTTGTAGTATTTGTAAGGTTTCAGAATAAGTATCTAATCTACCTACTCTTTCTTTAGAATTTATGTTAGTTGGTGTAGAACCTGCATTTTCATCTATCTCATCATTAATCATATCCATAACATATATAGTAAAATTATATGTCAATACACCTTGTTCTATAACTGCCTGTCCTGGCTCTGCATATAATATAGCATAATCTACTGCACCTAATTTATTTATATCTACTTCATCAAGCATACCTGAATGAAAGCTATTTAACATATAATGCTTAGTTGCTATTGTTTCTAAATATCCTACTACGTTTCTAAAAGTTATCATAGTTACTTCTTTGTTTATTATTATAATCTTGACTAAAAGCCAAATAAGTTAGCACCTCTAAAATAGGTAGCTGTGTAATCTTCTCTATGTCTAGTATTGAATTAGATAAGCTGTAGAGGACATTATACCATCCCCATTTGCTCTGCATACTTACGCCTTTTGCACTCTCTTTTCCTGTGCTTTCAAATAACGCTGCGAAGTCCTCGCTAATACGCTTCCTAAAGTCAAAAAAAAACCTAGCGAACTTAATGCTATATTCATAGGACATTCTTTAAATAATTCTTCCTTGAATTGGTCAGGATCATAACTTTCTATAGCATAGCGTTCTCCACGTTTAAAAGTAACTACCCTATATAATATGCTCATAATAATATGAAGATTATCTATTGGGTTTTTACAGTATGCTTCTAAATCAATATATTCTCCTGTGCTTAACTTACTAAGGTTAGGCACAAAGCCATATTCTATTTTGTTAAATTTAAATACCTTTTTAAAATCTTCTGTCTTTGGCTCAGTATCTATCATCTTCTTAATTATCCCCATTATCTCTAATAAGTCGCTGTAAGCCATTTTCTTAACTACAAAGGGTGTGGTGTTACATAATAGAGCCAAGCTCTTAATAACTTTGTTTTTTTCAGTTCCTTTACCCTCTTGTATTTTTACATACTTTTGATAAGTGTCTATTGTTATGTCAGACCAATTATCAGGTATTGTTAATTTAACCTCTTTCATTACTAATAAATATAAAATGTTATTATTTGTTTTTTATTCAAATATAGATAAAAAAAAAGAGTAGCTATTAAACTACTCTCTTTTATATCTTAGGGTATTTTCCCCACATTATTCTAACCCCCTTTGTTAGTACATTCAATTTTTTTGTAGTGGAAGCCCTTAAAGGAACATTTGCATACGTTTAAACTACTATTCAAAAGAAACTCGTTTAATACGCTTTGGCACGTCTGCCTACAAACTTGAAACTTAAGGAAAAACAATTCTGCTTTATTTCTATCTTTATACCACGTTAAGTTCCAACTACTACTAAAATTGTTTTAGCGTGTTTTACACAAATATATAAAATAAATTTAATACCAACCAAATATATATTAAACTTTTTTTACTTTTTTTTATTTTACCTCTGTTAAATTTTTTTAAGAAATATAGTATTTTCCAGAATAGGACACCATTAACTTATTTAATGCAACGTATCTAACTGCATCTACAGCATGGTTAAAAGCATCTATTGGCTTGTTTGTTATTTCACTATTCTTGTTCTTTATCCACTTATAATTCCTAAATTCTTTGATAGCATTAACACTACGTTTAGTTATATTTAGCTTGTGTCTTTTTAGAACGTCTATTCCAATACGTATACTGTCTGCACCTTTCTTAGCAGGTTTTATATTAATGCCACCCATCCTGTATATTTCTTCTATTGATTTAGGTTCTGCACTATCTGCATATATTTCAATACTTCTATCTATTCCTAATTGCTTAATCTTATGTGCTATGTCTTGATTGGTTAATCCTTTCTTATAGATTAGTTCATCAATATATAAATCTAAATCGTGCTTATATACTTTTACTAATGATGTAGGGTCTGCTGAGAATCCGAAATCTAATCCTAATGCAATCTCTTTAGCATTTTCAGGAATATCATCTACTATATTAAATACAGGGAAAATGGTTTCGGAAGCTACCCCACGTTGTCCCTCACCAAAGACCCTGTATAAATTTTCATCTACTTCTTTTAATCTTTCTATTTCTGCTATTGTTGATTCTTCTAAAAAGGGATTGTCTTTATATGTTGATATATGAAAATCCACATCATCTCTATCTGCATCTATAATTTGTGTGTATAACCAATGATACTGTTCTGATGGATTAAAGTCAATTATAATCTTGTATGTTGTTCTTAATGCTAATTGTGTGTATTCTTCAAATCCAAATTCATTACACTCATTAAGGAATAACACATCCCTCTTTCTACCTCTTACTCTTTGTGGTTGGTCTACTGAGATAAACTCTACATTATTACCGTATAGATGATATAATGAGTTAGATTTATTATGTAACCTTTCATCATACAAGTTTTCTTTCTTAAGGATTTCAAAAAAATCTCGCATAGAAGTGCCGCGCAATGCAGGAAAAGTTTTACGTGCTATTGTAATATATAATCCTTTGCCTTTATTCTTATAAGCAAATTCAATCAATCCCAATAGAATAGAATACGTCTTACCACTTCTTGTACCTCCTTGTAAAACACAGATTCTCTTAGTAGATTGTTTTAAATCATAATATGGTTTAGCTTGTTTCGTCATCATCATTAATCCAAGATGGGGGTGCTGCACTTACATTAACATTTTGGTCAGGCAATCCCTCTATTCTATCTAAGATTTCTTTAATTGCTTTTAGCTTTTCGTTATTGTTACTATCCTTATGGAAAGCTATTTGTATTAACATCTTGGCTATAGGACTTCCAAAGTCGCCCTCTCCACCCATATTAGTATCTTGTGTTGATAATAATTCTTTTAATACTGTTGCTACGTTTCTTCTACCTTTTGGTCTACCATTCTTCTTTGGTTGGTTAGTAGAACTGAACTGTGTTGCTTTATTTGGAAATTTATTCATTGATTCCGTTTTTAAACCGTTTTAGAGCTTTGCTTTTACTTTTAAACCTCTGCCCTCTAATTCTTTATATAATGCCTTAGCTGTGACTATATCTTCTTCTGTGATAGTTATAACATAATTGTCATCCTTATCTTCTTCTATCTTGTCTATATTAACATCTAAGTCAATATGTTTAAATCCCCAATCCGTAAGTTCTTCTATGTCAAACTCATTAGCCAATATATCCATATCAAAGTCCCCTGTGTTTTTATTCAATCTAATGTTTAATTCTCTTTCTTCTTCTTTTGATAGGTCTAGCATTACACAATCAACATCTACATATTTAAGGTCTTTACATATCTTTAATCTTTGATGTCCACCAATTACAGTATTATCTTTGTTTACTATTATAGGATCAACAAGACCAAACTTTTTAATGGATTCTTTTAAGTCCTTATATTGTTTACTGCTAATCTGTCTAGGATTGTATGATGCAGGGTTTAGATTTTTAACTAATTTACTTTCTATTTTCATATCGTTTCATTGTTTTATTGTATTCTATCATAGCATATATTTGATGACATACTAATTCTAAATGTTTTATTTTGCAGAACATATTAAACATACTATCTGATTCTGCTTTGTTGTGGCAATCTCTACACAGTCCCATTAGATTCTCTATGTAATCTTTATTCTTTGATCCACCCATTCCTCTGCTTTCTAAATGATGTATGTCAACAGCTCTATCTTGCTGACACATTTCACACATTACGAAGTCCTGTTCTCCATAATCAAAAAAGTTCATATATACTTTAGTATGCTTCTTCAACTTTTTCTTTTTTATTAATCATATGTAAATCATCTTTTAATGATGATATTATAAAGTTACCATTACAATAGTGGCACTTACCTTTTTCAATAGGACATACCCTAACACATCTAAGGCAGAATCTAAATATCTGTTCCATTGTCATTTATTTTACAACTGTTTTTATATACCTTTTCTAATTTAGCTAATGTTTGCTTTACACAACTACCACAACTACTAGCTTTTTTATTAGCATTAAATACCTTGTTATATAGCTTTACCATAATATCCTGGTCTTGTCCATTTATTCTGCCACCCTTTATTCTAGGCAATACTGATTCATATATAGACAATTCATCTTCTGTAAATGGTCTGGCATAAGGAAACATTTGATTTAGTTTCTTCTTACGTTCTTCACAGCCACAATCATCTCCTAGTATCTTCTTAGCTACTTTGTCTATTCCAGTAACCTTTAATGCTTTTTCTATAGAATCTCCGAGTCCTTTACTTTGTTTTTTCATTTAATTTATTTTTAATATAATCGTTTTCTATATATTTTATAATATCTGATAATATCAAATCTGTTTCTCCTGACTTCCACGCTGACAAGATATTTATTAATTCCCACTTTTTATCTTCCATTTTTTTACTTTTTGTCATCATTTAATCCTTTTAAAATTTTATCTCTTAATTTAACATCATCAATTATATTAAATGTCTTTTTTAATATAACATTTATAGAGTTAGTAATAATGTTCATATAGTGTGGTTGCTCTGCTAAAAAATACTCTTTGCCTTTTTCATCCCTAAAAGATAATACACTATCTGCTTTAAATTGTTCAGTTTTACAATTTTTTAATGCTCTTAATATCCTAGTTTTTTTCATTTAATAAATACTTTTTTACGTTAGTGATTGCTTTATGTAAAGTGTTTCTATTGATCTTAGTTTCTTTCTGCATCTGGTTTAAACTAAAACCTTCTCTATAATATATTTTAAATACTTCTGCATCAAACCAATATAGGTCTTTTAGCTTTTCTTCTATCCATTCTAGCCGTTCTTCTACTAGCTCTTTGTCTTTTATAGTGTATTGTGTATTGTCAGCAGATAAACATTCTATAGTTGTAGTCGTATGGTATTCGTAGTATTTTTTATACTTATAATAATATCTGCTTGTCTTAGAGTGGTATTGATTAATCATAACTCTAACTACATAGAACGTCATTTGATTTTTTTTTATTATTTCGTCAATTCGTTCTTGGTCGCATTTATAAAGCTCTTCTACTACAAAACTAAACAAGTCATCATTGCCTTTACCACTTGTGATATTATAAGCCATATCTTTTAACTTATGGTAATTCTCAATAAGATACTTGTCTAACATACTTTGATGACTGAGGGTATATTCATCTGCTTCATTAAGTTATACTCTGTAACATTTAATTTAGATATTTCTATCTCTGCTATATTTGCAAATCTTTGCTGTAGTTTATTATAAATATATTTTAATATATTTTTGTCTTTTTTCAAATCTCTTAAAATAAAACTAAGTTCAGCACCACTATTAAATAAAATTATAAACACCCAGTTGTTAGTATCTGTATAATCCCAGTGTAATCTTTCGTGCCTTGTATTAAAAAATGTAGGTTTAACTTTCATTTTGTGCAGCTTCTAAAATTGCTAAACCTAATTCGCCCTCTATTGCATTATTTAAAATAGTTCTCTTATCTCCTTTATAATTATAAAAATCTTTTATAAATATATTTTTTTCGTTCATTTTTTTTAATAAGTTAAATCCTTTATCATTTCTAACTTTTTTTCTATTATTAATTATTGGTACATTAAAATTTGCCCAAAAATAATGACTACCTGATACTTGTGGTTTTATTAGTGGATTATAATAACTTCTAACATTTTCAACAACATATTTTCCTTTAAAAAAAGTTTGTAAAAGTATTATTTCCTCATATAATTTCATATCAGGATACTTATATTTATATTTATTTTTATTTTGTAATAAAAAATTCATTCTACTATGTGTAGGACAAGGTGGACTACTCCATATAAAATCAAATTTTTTAAAATTTTCTAATAAGTATTGGTGTGCATCTCCACAAATTACAATATCCTTTTTAAAAATATCAGAATACATTTTACATATATTTTCATCTAATTCTATAGCTGTAATTTCGTGTTCATTTCCCCACAATTTTCTATTACCCCCTATTCCTGCGTATAAGTTTAATATCTTCATTTTATTTTAATTTTAAATAAGTTTCTATTATTTCTATTGTTTGGTCTAGTCCATTGCTTGTCATAGCTAAATAACCTCTTTCTGTTAATTTATTTAACCAGGTTAATTGCTCTACTGTGGGTTTATTATATCCTACCTTTAATTCTATTGCTAATCCGTGATATTCTCCTCTAGGTTCATAGATAAATAAATCTGGGAATCCTTTTTTATATCCACTCTTTTTAGCTTTTATTCTTTGTGACATATGGACTTGATACTGTCCACCCATAGAGCCACAGTATAACACGTTCTGTAAATCTAAGTATTTACATACTGCTTTTTGTAATTGATATTCTTTCATATTAAAAAATTATAATCATAGAATCGTGCATACCACATTTGTTATCCACATATTCTCCTTTAGTATTATATCCACTAAATTTTAATCTACGTCTAATAAATCTAATTTCTTTTTTATTAGGTAAAATATGATCGTGAAATATCTTGGTGCTTGTAGATACAGGAAGTAGCATTACACATAATTTACCTTTTTTAGATTCTTCAATAGCTTTCATAATAAATGCTTCTTTTAATTTTCTGCTATATGGTGGGTTTACAAAGTTTCTATATCCCCATTCTACCTGTAATCCATCCCACAACATATCGTGTTGATAAGGACAAGGATCAAAATCAAAATTAAATTCTTCATTTAATTTATTATAAAAATCTATTGGTGTTTTCCAATCGTCCTTATGTTCTAAATTTCTATTTTTCATTTCTTTTTATTCCAAACTATTCCTGCTGTAGGTGTGTATTTAGATGTCCACCCTAAGCTTTTTAAATGATTTTCATATTCCTTTTGTTTTTCTGTATCTAGCTTTTTGTATATATAAGCATCATAGAAATCAGGAAACTTACTCTTAGACGTTTTATTAAATGATGAATTAGCCCATCTTGATAAACGTCTGGATAGATGCCAAGTTCTTTCTAACTCAAACCTCATCTTAGTTCCTGACTTATTAGGTTCAGTCCAATAATCTATAAATGCTTTTTTATCTTCATTACTAACATCCTCTATTAATTGTACGGAATTTTTAAATTCCGCTAATCTATATTCTATTGTTTTATTTACTTTACTTTTACTATTACTTATACTCTTATTTACTTTACTAGCATTGCCGTTGCTATGCGACTGCATTGCGACTGCATTACTCCACCTTTTAGAAGCATTTTCTTTAGCTTTATTTGACTTACTATTTATCTCTTGTATATGGTCGTTTAATCTTCTTGAATAAAAGCAACCATCTTCTAATACAAATAAATCAAAATCTTCTATGACTTGTTTTAATATATGCTCATCACATTGTAAGCCATAAGCTAACGGCTCGTAGTCATTTACACATAGTTTATTCTCCTCTACAAATAAAAGCTCTAATACTGCCCAGAATATACCGTAACCTTCATATCCTAGTTTAGATCTCATCTTAATTATTCTGTAATCGTTTCTAGCTATTGAATCGTGATTGAAATAAGTTTTTTTCATAAGTTAAGTTTTAAAAAGATAGGACTTGTGCAAAAGGAATATAAACATATAAAACAAGAAAGAAAAACACAAGCCCTATCGGAATTAATTAAAATGGAGGATTATCTACTAAATTAGCAATTTCTTGCTCAACTATAATGTCCTTTACATTTAAAGTATTAAAAAATTTATTTTTCCACTCATTTGATTTGATATAAAATTCTATTGTAACAAATCTATCTACCTTAACTTTATCTTTATGCAAATTTATTTTTGTTTCTCCAAAAATCTCAAACTGATGTTTGTGGTTAAAACCACTATCTAGTTCTTCTATAGTTATAAGCATTTTCTCAAATGTTTCTCCATTTTTAGTTTTTATTTCTTCAGTTTCTTTCTTTAAAATTTTACCTCTTATTTTATACATATCTATTTATTTATTAATTATTATTACGTTTAAAGTCATCTGCCTCCATTTCTCCAAATACATTATTCTCATAAAATCCTGCTAACTTTAAACACGCTCTACTCATAGCTCTCTTTTCTGCCATAGCTATAGGGTACGAATTTTGATTATTCATAGGTGCTGCTTCGCCAAAAGTTTCAATAACTTTATCGCCCATTTTGGCAGTAGCTTTTATTATTACACATTTAGTATCTAAAGAATTATAAATCAAATTATATTTAATTTGTATATCATTAGATGCCTGTATTTTATCTATACCACTCCTTGTAATTATAGTATAAAATTTGTGTTTAAAATAATCTTCATCAGTTAAATTATTTTCTATAAATAATCTATTTAGTATTTCTTGTTTAGTTTCCTTCATACTATTCATCATTTAAATTTAATATATCACTTAATCTATCGTATTCATCTAATCTAAATGATCCGACATTTTTAAGTTTTGACAACATTGTAGGGTAACTCATACCCATAGCTTCAGCGAGTTCTATCTTATTTACCTTGTGGCTAAACATAGCAAACTCTATAGCTTCTTTACGTTTTTTATTCATAATTATACATTTAAAATTATAGCACAATAATAATAAATCTTTTTAATATCAAATAAAATTTATTACAATAGTTATTAACATTCGTATTGTTAATAAATAAAAAGAATAGTTAATTTAATATAAAGATTATTTTACATATATTTGTTGTATTAATTTAAAAAACATATAAAAATGAATAAAGATATTATACAGTTAGCTTTACAATCTCTAAAAGTTTCTTTAATGAAACAAAGGATAGATGATAGAAATAAAGGCTATGATGATTTAACTTCTAAATTATTGGAAGAAGTTATAGAACATCAAAAAGAATTAGATGAAATAGAAACACCTAACGTAATTAAATTATATAGCAATGAATAAAAATCTTTACTTTAAGTATATAAATACTGAAACCGAAAAAGGCTTACAAAAAGCTGTAGAATTTGAAGCCAACAATCCAGGATGGAAAAGGATTACAGACAGCTTGGCATTAACTTGGATATATGAAAAAACAGAATAATATTATGAATAATTTTAATTTTAAATGGGGTACTCATAAACAGATTCTTTATGACTACCTAAATGCAGGAAACACAATTACAACTAGAGATGCTATGATAGATCTTGGAATAGGGGACTTACAGGGAGTTATAAGGGATTTAAAGAAGGCAGGAGTATATATAGAAACCACAGACAAGAAAGTCCCTACAAGGTACTCTAAAAAGGACGGTAGCACTAAGTATGCTCATATAAAGGAATATGCTCTTAGTAAAGTGGGATGTAATGTTGACACATATAATTTAAAGACGGATGAAGAACAAAAGGATTGGCAAGAGTTTTTAAAGACACCAATGCCAGAAGCAGGAATAGAAGATATGAAAAATAGGCATCAAGAAACCCATAGTGGAACGTGGTCTGGTAGTGGTATTGACGCAGGAACGGTATCCACTTTAAGAGAAAAGATAGAAAGAACTAGATAATAAAAAGGGACATAGAGAACTAAATGAGGGAAGGTGATGACCATATATTAAAACCCCTCCTATGTCCCTCTCTACTATTTTAATTTCTTTATCAACTCTTTGAACTGTTCTCTCATACTTTTAATATCATAAACTTTCTTTTGTTTATCATTGTAAGTATAATAAGCACCGAGTTCAATTTTTTCTTGGTAAATATGTTTTGCCATATATACAATTTAATTATAACTCCATTAACAAATTTATAGGTAATTTTCCATTATTCAAAACAACGGCACAACCTATTGCAGGTTTTTTACCATATTTAGCATAAGCCATAGCATAGCTCTCGTGATCTATACCACAGCCAACCTGTAAGCCAAATACTCTAAAATTTTGTCCAACATAATGTTCGCAGTATGCTTGTGTATGTAAATGACCTTGAACTGTATTCATCATATCTGCTCTACATTTAGTTCTAGCAGTTCCACCTTCTCCATGCAAATACTGAACACCATTCTTTTCGTATCTTTCTACAAAATTCCAACCAGGAACTTCTAATACTTCTTTATAGCTTTTAATCCATTTACTAGGAATAGCAGAAGTTTGTCCTTTTCTAAATATCATTCTATCGTGATTTCCGATGATTACAGTGGCTTTAGGAAATGCTTTATACCAACGAGCTATTCTTCTAATAGACAGCTCTAACTCATCAGCACCCCCCATTCCGTCTGCATTAGTTTCGTGATATGATGAATAATGATTGTCTATTATATCTCCAATGAAAACAACTTCGCTACAATCGAATTGCTCATATTTAAAGACACAAAAATCAAGGTATTTATCTAGGCAAAATGGCTCGTGTAAATCGCCAATAACTAGAACGTTATTTAATCCGTTGCCTTCGGATTGGCGTATATGTTTTATTAAGTCATGCTCTGACTTTGTTAACCTAAGCCGATATTCTTTTAATTCTTTTATAGTATTATTTTTTAACCTTCTCTATACTTCTTCCACCGAAGTATGCTCCTATCACCGTTATTAATGTTAATTGAAGTAGGTCTATCCAAGTATCTTTAACTTGAAAATCTATAACTCCACCTTCAATAAAAATTAGCAGTACAGTAGATACTACTAAAAAAGCTAGTGTTAAAGGTCTGATGTTAGCAGGTAGCCACCCTGCTTTTGAATCTGCTTCCCATCTTCTAGTTATTTGTTCTTCTGCATTTGCTCTAGCTTCAAGGAAGATTTGTTCAAATTTAATTTTTAATTCTTTACGTTCTTCGTCAGTAGTTACAACATTATCAACAAGTTTATTAACATCTAAAGACATATTGCCAAATAGTTTACTTAAGAATTTCATATAGAATTGTATTTAATTAAAGGTCTGTATTTTGTTTTGTTATTATCGTCTTTATAAGCTACTAATACCTGCCTTCTATTATCAGTTATTTTATAGCTTAAATGAATCCAAGCAGGACTTGTAGGGTCGCTTGTTGCTGTGCTATCCCCAAATTCCAATATACATTGGTCAAAGTCAATATCTAAATCTATTAGTGCTTGGTATATTAAAAGGTTATCCATACGTCCACGTTTGACGTATTGAATGTCTACTGCTTCGCATTTAGTATGCTGTGATTTATTGCTACCACCAATAGCAGTATTTAATTCTGGTGACCTATAGCCACTTGTAATCCTCAAAGCTCCAATGCGGTCACGCAGTAACTGGAGGACTGAAGTGGCTAATATAGTCAATTTCATTATTCCCTCTTTAGAGGGTGTGTTATCTATTCCCAATCTTAATGCTGTGTTAGATCGTGTTAGCTCTTGTAGTGTAAAGTTTTTTGATAATTTCATTCAAATTTAGCTAAGTGAATCTTCTCTATCTCTTTTTGTATTTCCTTTCTTGTTGCCTCTAATTGCATCATTATATTAGCTTCAAATCTGGCAATTTCGTTGCCGTTGTCAAATATAATAATAGTAGGAACAGAAAGGATTTTGTGTTTGTCTTTTAGTTCAGGACTGTCGCATATAACCACGTCTGATTTTTCACAGTCATTTAGCTCATCTATATTAAAGCTATTATCTGAGTTCCATTCACTATTAAAATGAATCACAGACACTTGGGACATACACAAACCTACAGCAAAAAAGAATAATGCCATTAAAATTTGTAATATATAACCTAAATTCATAATTACTTTTTTAAGTTGTAAAGTCGGCTGTCTATAGTGTTTAATTTATCTTCTATAGCGTCTAACTTTTTACTATTGCCCATTATAGTAGTTCGTACCAATTCGTCTTTCAGTTCGTATTCTTTAGCATTTACCCAGTTGCCCTTTTCAAGAGCTTTTTTGTTTTCTTCAATGTCTGCTTTAAGAGTAAAATAGCTACCTGACACAGATACTGCCATAGCAATTACTATACCAATGGTTTTTAAATCTAAAGTTAATTCCGACTTTTCGCTTAATTTCATCTCTTACAATCTTTACGGTCTGCTAATCCTTGAGCTACTATAAGACCTAAAGCTAATATAATTATGTTATTAACTTCTTGGTCGTTTATTCCTATGCTATCAGAAAAAAGCAATAAAGCTAATGTTCCAAAAGCATACCAAAATTTCTTACTTGCTGTGATTTTTTTTATAATTTCCATATTTAATTTATTTTAAATTTGATTTCACCATTTTCTATATAAATTCCATTGGGTTTTCTAATTTCATCACCCATAAGATTATATAGGTTATTATTTAATTTACTCTTGTCAAGTTCTAAAATAGCTGTATTGCATGGCAACCCTGTAAGGCAGTCCAAATACTCAGTTATTATAAACTCAACGTATTCTATTTCAACTACTGTATCATATACAATAGTATCAACATATTCTATTACGTCTATAAACATTGTGTCTAGCACTTCTGCATATACCGTATCAGTTATATATATATATTCAGGCACAAGTGTTTCTATCTCTAACGTATCTATTACAATCTGAGTTAGATATTCTGTCTGTATTATTGTATCAAAAATTATTTCATATTGTATTATAGGAATCTCTATAAATACAGTATCACAAGTTTCTCCATAGGCATTACAATCTCCTAGCGTTGTAGCATCTGAGCCATTTTCATCTGAACCATCAACACAATCACTCCAACCGTCATTAAGGTAAAATACACCATTAAGACCATTAGGGACGCAACCAAGTGGACTATAAGAAGTCCAGTTGCTTTCATCATCTCCACAATAGAAACCACCTTGCTCGGCACATAATTCACAGTTTGATTGACTAAACGCATAATTTGATAATAATAAAAATAATAATACTAATTTTTTCATACTTAAAATACTAAATAATTAAAGCCAAATTTGGACTCGTATAATGGCTTATTCCAATATCTTTGATGAGTCCCTTCTATAAACACTCCTAAATGTTTTGTGATTCTATAACCTAATATCATTCCTGAATCCCAATCTAGCTTATCTAAGCCATCGCCATACTCAAAGAAATAATCATCTAATCCATAGTGAAAAGGCATTACATTTGCCCATATATGTAGCCAAAATTTAGGATTATAGCTATAGTAAGCCACCCCAAACACCGCAGAAAGCTCATTTTGTGACCCTAGAGCGTCTAACTCTCTTTCGTTGAACTCCGCTATAGCTTGACCGAAATAATGCTTGTAGAACTCATCATTTGACGTTGCTATCACTTCGCCCTCTTTATACCAATGCCATCTGCCATTAACAAATTGGCTAGAGTATCCAAAATCAGAAGCTAATTGTTGAAAAGAAGTTTGTCCAGGAATCCAGAAATCTTCTATAGGATTTATGCCATAAGGATCGTGCATCCTAAAATTAGCACCAATAGTAAAGTCAAAATTACCCTTTTTTATTCTATACCTAGAATCTATTGAATTGTACCTTAAATCTACTCGTTGGTTGTCAGTATATTGTATTTTAGTTACGCATCTGTTTCCAAGATATCTAAGCCAAAAGTTCTGCTCAGTAAACTTATCGGAACGATTACGTATAAATGAATAATTAAGCAGATACTCCCAACCATTAGAATTACCAATAGTAACATTATCTGCAACAGCTTTTTCAGTTCCATAATACCAAGTCTTTACTTTATACTCATAATCAAATCTAGCAATCTTACGAATACCTATAGTTAGGTTATAATCATAAGGATTTACTTGTGTTATATCTTGATACCCTTTAGCGATTGCTTGATAATCTTCTGATTCTATCATAGAAGTATTCATACTCATAGAAGTATAAAATGTAGAATACTTAAAAAAACCACCTTGACTAAAGGTTAAAAAAGGTAATAATAAGAATATATATTTTATCATAATTTTATTATTGTATATCCTATATTTATAACTGAGGTAAAATCTCCTGTTATTGCTGCGTCAGTTACTATCTTGAGAGGTTGATTGTCAGATACTGTATTAAACGTAAAACCATTAGCTGGATATTGTGAATTACTAGCAGCTACGTTTCTCATCCAACTCTCAATTCTAAGTATCTCATTAGAAAAATTTGCTGGAGTTCCATAAGCTATTATTCCTGTCCTTCTATTTGTTTCTGTAGATGAAACATAAGTGTTATTAACTAATACACTATGAACTTGAATGGCAAAACCACTACCTGGAGCAGCTATTAACTCTATAGGAGTAGTATGTAAGGCTTGAATTTGTGCAGAAGATAGAGAAACTGACTCTATAGCTATAACATTTCTAGCTTCTATTTTTTTGCTTGTTCCTGATGCTGACCCTGTAGTATCAGAGGCATCAACTACCATTAATAAATCATCCTTTGCAGGTTGTTGTGCTAATGCTGATTTGTCGGTTAATCTTTGACTTGCCATTATTTAATTTTTTAATATAATTTTTTAACTTTTTAAAATTCTCCAAGCTACTTGGGTATGTTCTTCTTTTAACAGTCATAAATAGTAATGTTTGCTCCTTGTAAAAAGTTCTTCATTCTATTACTTATTGGTGCTACATCAAGATTCATTCCTGCGTAGTAGTTTCTTGTAGTAGGTGACATTTCTCCTGCATCATTATTACTAGCATATTCAGGAAATGCACTACTGCCTTTGTCTGTTAAATAATCTATTAGTCTTTGTCTATAAAACTGTGCAGCATCTGTAGCCGTATCCATTAATGGCTTTATATCATCATAAGTAGCACTAGAAGATTGTTCTGTTGCACCCATTACTACAACTGCATTATTAACAAAACGTAACCTTAAATAAGGTGCTAGTTGAGAAAATGAAAATTGCACTAATGCAGGTTGTATATATGTTTCCATTAAGGTCTTATAATCGCCTGTAAGAGTACCTCCATTTATTTTAGTTTTAAGAGCTTCATATAAATCAGTTCCAAGAACAGGTAATATGTTCATATCCTGTGCTAGTAAAATATAAGGCATTATAAGGTTATCATCTACTGAGCCACCTAAAGCCGTATCTTTTTTTAATCTTGTTGCTGATATGAATAATGTATGTTGTATTGCCATATTTAAACGTCTTTAGCTTTTGAATAATCTAGTGATTTAGTTTTACCTCTATTATCTTTAACTACTGCTTTAGTTTTTAAAGAAGTATATGCTTGTGTTACTGGCTCAGGTGCTGATTTTGATACATCCATAGCAAAATCAAACTCTACTGTATCAATAGGGTCAAATCCTGAAATTCTAGCTTTATTATTATAGTAAACTTCTGCATAAGCAGTAGCAGAGGTTGTTTTTCTTACGTTATAAACTATTTTGTATATACGGTGGTATGCCTCTCGAGATTCTACACCGTGTGAACTTGTATATGCTATTTCTAATGCCATAATTTTAATTTATTTTACTCCTGGATAATGTCCCCTATTAGGCATATTCTCAGGTGCTGTTACTGCGTCTTTAATTCCTCTTGGTCTTGGTGTGTATGATTTAGGTATGCTATCTGTTTTTTTGTAGTCATCCATGCTATCAGCATCTTTTAATTCTGTTCCTTCTTTTAATCTATATAAAATTACCTTCCAAGCATGACGGCAATACACCCCCCCTTTAAAACGAAATAAATCGTATGGACGCCCTTTGTGTCCTAGTTGTCTATTAACACCTTCTCTACTTGCTTTATCAATATCTTCTATTCTATATACAAATCCTGCCTTAGCTAATCGCATCATATTCTTACAAAAATCTCTAGTAGATTTACTAGGTTTTCTACTCTTTTTAATATACTTAAAACGTACTCTATAATATGATTTATCTAATTGACTAGGTCTATCTTCTTTACTAATTATTTCGTCTGCAAATTCCTTTTTATCTGTTTTTTTAATAAGGTCATCTGCCCATCCTTCATAATCATCTATTACACCTTCGTCTTGCTCGTCAACTATTTCCCATATATTCTCATCTATTTGTTCTCCTTCTAATTCTTCAAATACTAAGTTTAAATCATCGTCTGACATTTCTACTAAATCCTCAGTATTTATATCCTCTTTTGTTACACCTTCTTTTTCTTGATCTTCTTCTGATTGTGTCTTAGTAACTTCTAAATCAATGAAATCAGCAGGTTTAAGCGATTTAAAGAATAAATCAAGGTTTATGTCATTAACTCTAAATATCTTCTCTAAACCCTTTAAAAGCGTGTTTTGGAAGGGAATTACTACAGTATTGTTAAATAAACTGTAAGCATCACGCAATTCATCAGCATTATTGCCTAAACCACCGCCTTCTGAACGAATACCAAATAATATCGGTGATGTAACTCTATGTCCTGCTAAGATTTGATTTACAGCTTGTTTACTCATACCTTCCCAAGCTGATTGTGCATCATTCATTTGGATAGGTTCTATAACAGGTGCAGTTTCTTTACCGTCATTAAAAGTGATAAGTATTTTACCTGCATTACCACTACCTGCAAATTTAGCGTTTAATTGTCTTTCTATAGTTCTTCTTTCTTCTTCAGTAGGTATACCGTTAGAGAACCCAACGTGCATACTAGGAGTCATTCCTGACGTTATATTAGATAAATGAAACTGAGCTATTTCTAACTCCATTTGAATCCAGTCAGTAGCAGCTACATAATCAGGAGCAAAGCCATAGAATAAAGCAGGATTTTTATCTCTAATCATTAGAATCTGACTAGCTTGTGTTCTATCATCTGTGTTAAATGATGCATAAGCTCTTGGCTTATATTCAGCTTTTCTTGTTTTAGACCAATCAGCAGAGTAGTAGTAATGTCTTATTTCTCCATCTATCATTTTACCACTACGGATATATTGAGCAGGAATGTGTAACAGTTTAGCTATTTTACTTCTATCTCTAGACCAGATGACATTAACATAACAACCTCCAAATAGTTTTAAATCCATTGCTAGATCTTTTAATACATCATCATCAGAATTATGTAAAAGCTCTGTAAGTCGTAAATAAGACTCTTTAGTGTCTGTGTTATCATCTGCATTAGTAGCAGCTAATCCTTCGCCATATATCATAGCACCTATAGACTTAACTAAAGCACCATTAATAGCACTTCCTAAGAATAGGTCTAGTAGATAGTTAGGGTAGAGGTTATCTTGTCCGAAATTTACCCAGTCATTTTTAGTATCTTCTACTAAATGAGGGATATTATAGTGGCTTAATTTTACTAAATCTAAATTCATAATTATATTGTTACATAAACGCTTTCTGTGTCTGCGTCATTAGTTGTGTATTCTGAGTATGTTACTGACTCTCTATTTGTTCCGCCTCTTACATTAAATAATCCTGTGAATAATTTTGTTAGTCCTGACTTATCAAGATTAGAAGCAGAAGAATTATTATATATTTCTAAATCATAAAATCCTAAAGGATAATCAGTATCTCCTAAAAAAATTAAACCATTTGTTAAATTTTCATCTGCTACATCATTTCTAAGCTGATACAGAAATAGAGCTGTTCGTGGTTTAGTTGTTTGACTAAAAATAGTAGGAATAAATGCTTTTTCTTTTCCTGTTAACTGGCTTGTTAAAACCCATAATGGGGTATAGGTATATGTGCTTATTATATCATATATATTAACATAAGCTGCAAAAGCCACATTGCTACTGGAGGCGAATGTTTGAATCATTGTTCTATAAAGTATTTATTAATAAATTCAGGGTTCTCTTCTACAAATACTTTTAAAGCATCACTATCAAAATTATTTATATCTCCTATAAATTTATCTGCGTATTCTGGTTTTATTGTATATTTCATATTTCTTCAAATAAATCTTTAGGGTAAAATTCTAAAAGAAAATCCTGATACTTTTGGGGAAGTTCTTGGAAAGAATTTTCTCCAAATCTATATGCAATTTGCTTATATTCTTCTTTAAGTTCCCAAGCCACTATTTTTCTTCTTTTTAGGTTTTTCTTCTATAAAATAAGAATTTTTAATATCTTCTTTTAATTTATTAATTTGATTTTGGTTTAAATCTTTTAAAGGTTTATTAATACTACTAATAGTGGTATTTTCGTGTTCTTTTTTTAATTTCCAAGCCATAGTATTTTATTATAAATATAAAAGTTAGCATATTGTTTTTTAATGTACAAAAAAAGGGGCATAAAACCCCTTTCTTTATCTATTTAGAGTAACGATTAAGTCCCTACAGTAATAGTTAATGCAGCAACATCAGTTAATTCATCAAACGGATATTTTGCATCTGTTTTATCAGTTCCTGGTTTTATCTGAATAACAGCGTTAGCTTCTTCTGCTCCCCATTCTATTGTATATCCTGTTAAATCTCCTTTAGCAGTTCCTGTAATAACAGTTCCTCCTGTTACATAGCAACCACCTACTGTTCCTAATAAATAAACATTGTCATTAGAATCTTGAACAAAAATTTGACTTCTTGAATAAGCCATAAGTCTTAACTCATTAGTCATATCATGATCTATCTTTTGTAATGTTACAGATAGTGTTTGCTCAAAGAAAGTAGTACCATTAGCATTATCAGAATTTATATTTACAGTCATACTAGACAAATTCTGTACTAAATCATATTTAAATACAGTAGTAGCACTACCTGCTGAAGAACTCCAAGTGGCAAAACCCCCTGCTGTCATTTCAGTATTAGCAATAGTAGCAACCGCCTCAATGTTGTTAGCATATCCTTTAGCAATGTAAATAGCTTTTAAACCACCTATACTATCTTTGCAATCTATCAATCGTCCTCTTGTTATATCACAAGCCATATTATTATATTATTAAAAGGTTAATAAAAAGGGGGTATATTTCAACCCCCTATTTAAGGTCATTTTAGAATATGCAACCAACTACTCCGTCAGTTCCAATTCCTGATTGAACACCAATTCCAAAGTTCATTACAACTCTAATGTTGTCTGAGCCATCATAAAGGTAAGTAGGTATGATAGAAGCTTCTAACATATCAGTTCCTAAATTAGAACCTACTACTAAGTTGTCTTTATAAGTTGCAACAATAGCATCATCTGGCATACCAGGACATCTGTAAATAGGGTGTCCTAAATAAGATAAACCATCAGGAGATAGTGTTAAACCTAAATTGTTAATACCTTGTCCATTAGCTGTACCTGCTAAGAATTGTGCATAGAAACTAAACATTTTGTTGTTCATATAGAAACCAAACCCTTGTTTAAATTCTAATCCTGGATGAGTACCTGTTACACTAGCATATACTGTTGCTAAAGCATCATCTATATTAGCTGCTGTAGTAGCTGCTCCAGTATTCATTGTTACTTGTGTAAAGTCTGCACAAGCTGAAGCATTAAGACCATTTTGGTCGAATACACCGTCATCAGACAAGAATCCTGCACCAAAAATATTATTTGCATCTGCAACCCAAATACCGTTTTCTATTTGTGCAGCTGCTTGACCTGCTACAACTTGTAACAAGAAATCTTCAAATGATTGTGGAAGTCCACCATTTTGAGTCATATTTTTTCCAACCCAAGTAGGATATAGAGTTTTTCGGCATACCTCACGATTTACTTTTAAATCAGTTACAGTAAGCACTCTTTCTCCTAATGTAGTAGTACCTGCATCATTAAATGCACACGCAGCAGCTACAATAGGGTCAGTAGTAACTAAACTACTAATTACCGCTTTACTTGTTAAACCATCCATTTGTCTTACATATCCTTTTGCAATCGTGTCGTTAGATTTGACCGCAGCAGTAACATAAGGCAACGCTTGTTCTCCTGCATAAGTAGTAGCAGGATTTACTGTGATATCAAAATCACGTCTTTTGCTCAATAGAGCAGATTTTTTATTTGCCATTTTTAAAATTATTTAGTGTTAATATAATACGCTGCCCTTTCATCTGCTGAAAGTTTAGCCAAATCCATAGTAGAAGTAGTGTTTGTTCCTTCAGGATTGTATGAAATACCTTCCGTAGCAGGTTCGCCACTCAATTCTACTATTTTACCTTTAAGTTCTTCTATTTGTGTCATAAGTTCCCCTATAACTTCTGAACTCATTTCTGTTTTATCTTCTTCTTTTACTTCTTCTGTATTTTCTTCAGCAGAAAGTTCTTCTGTTTCTTCTTCTGCTTTTTTGCCAAAAACTTTATCTTCTAATTCAGCAACTCTATCTTTTAACTTTTCGTAAGTTTCTGCCCAATCAGCTTTTTCAGCAGGAGTTTCACCTGGCTCATCAAACTCTTCTTTTGTTTCTTCTTTTACTTCTTCAGAAAGTTCTTCCTCAGATGCTTCAACATCTTCAGCTTCTTTTTCTTCTCCTAAGTCAAGGATTTCAGATTTATCTCCGATTGTCATTTTGTTGCCATTTTCCATAGTGTAGCTACCTGCTTCTAATGCAGACGCTTCACCATCATCTCCAACAGCAAATACTTTAGAGCCAATCATAAATTGCTCATCTTCCGTAGC